AAGAAGCATACGAGCGATGTGGAATGACAGCTCGAACCGGTTATGGTATTAAAAGTGCTAGACGATCTTTAAATATATTATTTTCTGAGTGGGGCAATAGAGGTCTTCATCTATGGAAAGTAGACCTGGCCTCCGTTCCTTTAGTAGAAGGGCAAGCAGAATATAACACAACAAACGATAGCACTAATTTTCCAGGGAATGTAAATGAAATACTAGAAGCATATGTTAGAAATAATTCAACTACAACGGCCCCAGTCGATACACCTATTACAAAAATAGACAGGTCCGCATATGCATCAATTGCAAATAAATTATCTAAAGGCACCCCTAGTCAATATTATGTAGATAGAACCACATCTCCTAGTATCTTTTTATATCAAACACCAAGCAGTAGTTTCTCAGGATCAAGTTTTTTATTAAAGTTTTATTATTTAAAAAGAATTGAAGATGCAGGAGCTTACACTAATCAAACGGATGTAGTGTATCGTTTTATTCCTTGCATGTGTGCAGGGCTAGCTTATTATTTAAGTTTAAAAATAGCTCCTGATAGAGCACAAAATTTAAAATTATTATATGAAGATGAGTTAAATAGAGCTCTTACAGAAGATAGTTCTTCTACTAGCACTTATCTAACACCGAAGGTATACTATCCAGGATCATGACAAACTTTGCACGAGGTAAATACGCTAAAGCGATATCAGACAGAAGTGGTATGGAGTTTCCCTATAACGAAATGGTCACTGAGTGGAACGGCTCTTTGGTTCACGTTTCTGAGTTTGAACCTAAACAACCACAACTAGAATTACAAGTTCATGGTGCAGATCCAGAAGCTTTAAAAAATATAAGAGCAGATAGAACAGAACCAAACATTACTGTTTTATTAAATAGAGACTCCTTTAAAACAGGCAGTGCAAGTTCTTCAACTATAACTGTGACAGAGGTTAATCACGGAAGATCAACCAGTGATACTGTTCGTTTTAGAAACGCTACCACCTTTGATGGTATCTTAGCAAGTAATATTAATAAAGCAGCTGGTTATACAATAACAAAAGTTGATAATGATAGTTATACTTTTATCGTTGATACAAACACAGCAATCACCGGAAATGTAAAAGGAGGAGGCGAAACTGCATCTGCAGGGCCTGTAACTATATCACCATGACAATGACTCTTAGTGAATTAAAAACAAATATTAGAAACTACAGTGAAGTAGATAGTGGTGTTTTAACCGATGCCGTTTTAAACGTATTAATTAAAAATGTAGAAAACAGAATATTTAGATCTGTAGATTCTGACGATACAAAATTTTACGCTACATCAGATTTAACCATCGGTAATAGATTTGTTACCGTTCCATCTGATACTAGAATTATTAGATATGTTCAGTTAACAGATCCTACAACTTCTGATCAATTTTTCTTAGAACAAGTCGATACTTCTTTTTTAGCAGAATATTTCCCAGACCCTGATAATTCTAGTGATTATGCAAAACCTAGATATTATGCCAATTGGGATTCTGATAACTGGGTAGTGGCCCCAACACCTAATGCGGCCTATGTTGTAACCCTGGCTTACATAAAACAACCAGATACAATAACTACTTCTGACTCCACTAGCACCTACATATCTAATAATTTTCAAGATTTATTGATTTATGGCTGTATGGTGGAAACTCTAAAATACTTGAAAGGGCCAGATAATATGGTACAAATGTACGAGGCATCTTATCAAGAAGCTCTTCAAACGTTTGCGACTGAACAACAAGGTCGAAGACGCAGAGACGAATACACAAGTGGTGCAATTCGTCTAGATTTACAATCACCACAACCGAAAATGAAATAAAAGGAGACGATAAATGGCTAATATAATACCAGATGCATTCAAATCAGAACTCTTATCTGGCACACACAATTTTGCTAATGGCGGCAATACTTTTAAAATAGCTTTATTTACAGACATCTCTGGATATTCCACATCAAGCACTGCGTACTCTACCACCAATGAAGTTTCTTCTTCTGGTACAAGTTACACCGCTGGTGGAAATGCCTTAGATAGTCAAGCTGTTTCAGTTGCAAGTAACACAGCTCTTGTTGATTTTGCAGATGAAGTTTTTTCATCTGTTACTTTATCAGCAGTAGGCGCTGTTATTTATAACAGTACAAACAGTGATAAGATTGTTGTTGTGTTAGACTTTGGGGGAACCAAAACTGCTACCAACGGAGATTTTACAATTCAATTTCCTGCAGCAGGAGCATCAACAGCTATAATAAGAATCGCATAATAGGTCATGGCTTTAGTTTTAAACGACAGAGTTAAAGAGACAACTACCACTACCGGCACAGGTACAATTAATTTAGGTGGTGCTCAAACTAATTTTGAAACTTTTGTAGCAGGCATAGGAAATAGTAATACTACTTACTACGCCATTGTTCATAGAAGTTCAGCAGAATTTGAAATTGGTTTAGGTACTATTACAGATGCCGCCCCAGATACACTAGCTAGAAGTACAATTATATCTAGCTCTAATAGTGATAGTGCTGTTGATTTTAGTGCTGGTACAAAAGATGTATTTTGTACAATGCCTGCTAGTAAAGCAGTGCATGAAGACGGTAGCTCTGATGTAACTTTACCTAATGATTTAATTCTAGGATCTGACTCATCAGTTCTAAAGTTTGGTGCTGATTCAGATACAACTCTAACACATACAGACGGCACAGGTTTAACTTTAAATGGTACAAATAAATTACTTTTTAGAGATTCAGCTTTAGGTATTAATTCTTCTGCAGACGGTCAATTAGATTTATTTGCAGATACAGAAATTCAAATAGCTGCCACCACGGTAGACCTTAATGGTCAATTAGATGTTTCTGGTGATGTAACTGTTGGAGATGATTTATTTGTTTCTGGTGGACTTATTGATCTTAAAAATGATGGCTCTTTTGTTTCACAAATAAAATTTTATTGTGAGTCTAGTAACGCTCACGCACAAACACTGATAGGTGCACCGCACTCTGAATCTGCTTCAAACACTTTAACTCTACCAAGTAGTGGTGGTAGTTCTAAATTACTTTCAGCAACCTCAACTGCTACAGTTACAAACAAATCAATTGATTCAGATAACAACACAATTACAAACATTGTAAACGCAGACATTAAATCAAGTGCTGCGATTGCAGATACAAAATTAGCTACAATATCTACAGCAGGTAAAGTAGAATTAACAGCATTAGAAATAGATGGCGGCTCCGACATTGGAGCAGACTTAACAACATCTGATTTAATTATAGTGGATGATGGTGCAGGCGGTACGAATAAAAAAGCAGCATTATCTAGAGTAGTAACATTGATGACAGCTCAAGGATTTTCTACTGAGGACCCGACAGCTCTTGCAATCGCCCTTGGATAGAATATAAAGGAAGGAGGATATAGATGGCAAATACATTTAAATTAGTGACAAAGGCAAACGTAACCAGTGCTGATGTTATCTATACTGTAGCAAGTGGTGCAACGACTGTAGTTCTTGGTGTAATGGTAGGTAACACAACAACGAGTCAAGTTACCGGAACTATCAGCATAGCTTCTAGCACAGGTAGCAGATCAGGAGCTAACAATGAAAATAACCAAACAGTTGAACTAGTAACCAATGCACCAATTCCAGCAGGTGGTACACTAGAATTAATGGCTGGTAATAAGTTAGTTATGGAGGCAGGTGATGCTCTTTCTTTAACAGCTTCAGGTTCTTCAGACATAGCTGTATCAATTATGGAGATTACATAGAATGGGTTACATAGGTAATATTTTAACAAAAGATTTTACATCTACTACAAGTGTACAAACATTAACAGGAGACGGCAGCACAGCGTATGCCATATCTACAAGTGTGTCTAATCCAGAACACATTGCAGTTCTTCGTAATGGAGTTCGTCAAAAACCGACAACTGATTATACAGTTTCCGGGAGTCAAATAACTTTCACAACAGCTTTAGCAGGCAGTGACTCTTGTTTTATTATATTTTTAGATAGTGTTGTTGGAACTAAGACACCAGGCACAGGATCTATTACAGCTCCTATGATGACATCATTCAATGGTGTCTATGAAAACTTAGCAACAATAACATCAACTGTAGCAGTGGCTGCAACCGATAACGCATTCTTAGCGGGCCCCGTAACGTTTACAGGCACCGTCACAGTGGAAGGTAATCTTACAGTCGTATGAGCACACTTGAAGTAAATACAATAGATTCAGTTTCGGGAACTTCTAACCTTACTATTGGTGGTTCTAATAACACAGGTTCTACTACAATCAAAACAAACAATACAAACGCAGTTGAAATAGATAACTCACAAAATCTAAAATTTAATTCTGGTTATGGTTCAGTGGTTACAGCTTTTGGTGTTCGTGCTTGGGTTAATTTCAATGGAACAGGAACTGTAGCTATTAGAGATAGTGGAAATGTATCTAGTATTACAGATAATGGTACTGGAGATTATACAGTAAATTTTAGCACAGCTATGCCAGATGCAAATTATTGTATTAAAACATCAAGTGGCGAAGATACAGCAGGAAGCAACGCAAATCACATGGGGGCACAACTTCATAGAAGCACACCCACTACGTCTGCATGTAGAATTAATACAATAAACACAAGTGGAAGCGCAGTAGACCATCAATTTATTAATGTAGGAATTGTAAGGTAGAAAAAATTTATGGCTAAAAAAATTATATATAAAGCAGAAAACGGAATTTTAAGTGTTATAACTCCAGTAGTAAATGAATTAATGACTATTGAAGACATAGCAAAAAAAGATGTTCCTACAGGTTTACCTTACAAAATTATAGAAGATACTGATTTACCAAGTTCTAGAGAATTTAGAAATGCTTGGACTATTGTAGATGATGAACTAACAGACGGAGTAGGAGATTAATGAGTATCACGATTGACATTACAAAAGCTAAAAATATTTGGAAAGAAAAAATTAGAGAAGCAAGAAAACCTGCGTTAGAAAAATTAGATATTGATTTTATGAGGGCTCAAGAAGCTAGTAGTGATACTACAACTATTGTTTCTAATAAAAACACTTTAAGAAATTTACCTAGTCAAGTAGATTCTGCAACTACAGTCGATGAAATAAAGGCTGTGTGGAATGACATGTTAGGGGATAAATAATGGGAACAATATTCGTAGATAACTTAGAACCACAATCCGGGACTAGCTTAACGCTAGGAGCGAGTGGTGATACATTACAAGCCGCTTCTGGTGTTACTAATAAATTAAGTAAAGTAGGAGCAGTTACAACACTAGATTTAACATCGACATATGTAACATCTTCAAGCTCACTTACATCAAGTGGTATTTCTTTAAGTATTACACCCTCTGCTACCACATCTAAAATTATGCTTTCACTCAGTTGTAATTTTTACATCAACACAGATGGTTACGGCTTCTTAGCCTTTTATCGTGGCACAACAAATTTATCAGATTCTTCATATGGTCATTTTCAATTAAATGAACCAGATAATTATTTCCCTTTTACTGTTCAACACGTGGACAGTCCATCAAGCACTTCAGCACTTACTTACAATATTTATTTTGCTAAGACTGGAACAAACAATTTTTACTTGAATCCATCAAGTCAAGCTAACAATGACGGAGCAGAAGGCAGTTTTACAGCTATGGAGATTTTAGACTAATGTCAAAGATACTCGTAGATACAATAGACACCAGAAGCGGAACTTCTACCTTGACATTGGGTTCATCTAATGCAGGTACGATTGCCTTGGGCAGTGGTGATGTGCAGAGTAATTTTTTATATCCGGCCTTTGAGGCTTATTTATCTGCCGATCAATCTATTAGTGATAATACTGTTACTAAAGCACAGTTTAATACAGAAAGATTTGATACAAATAGTATGTATGATAATTCTTCTAATTATCGTTGGACCCCCACTATTGCGGGGAAATATTTTGTTTATGCAAATTTACAATTACAAACAGGTGATTATAAAATATATGTAGCGACTACATATATTTACAAAAATGGAAGTGCATATGCGTTGTCTAATACAACTTCTGCTGATAATACCATATTTGCACATCCTGTAACTATCAATGCTACAATAGATATGAATGGTAGCTCAGACTACATTGAAATTTATGGTTTACTTGCAGCACATGGTGGCTCTGGACAACATTTTGAATCAAGTAATAAAAACAGTTATTTCGGAGCATACAGGATAGGAACATAATGAGCACATTAAAAGTATCAACAATCTCGCCTCTTGGCACAGACGCTACGAAGACTATTACTCTTGGTGAAAGTGGTGGTACATTAGGCATTGCCTCAGGTGCAAAGACATCAGGCTTTGGTAAGATTGGTCAAGTTTTAAATAATGTCTTGACGACTCAAGCACAAACAACAAGTAATAGTTATTCTGATACTGGATTAACAGTGAGTATTACACCTACAACATCAACATCAAAAATTTTAGTTGTTGCACAAATTAACGTCCGTATTGCCTCCGATAATCACATTAGAATAAAATTAGTAAGAGGTTCAACAGATTTACAAGAAAATGCGTATTTTTTCTTTAGCCAAGGAACTAACACTAAAGGTATATCAGGTTCTTTTGTGTATTTGGATAGTCCATCAGCAATAACTGAACAAGTTTATAAATTTCAATATCGCTCAAGAGATAACGGTGAAACCGTTGAAGTTTCACCAGATGGTTCAGCATCAAACATGGTAGTACAGGAGATATTAGACTAATGACAGTAACAACGATACCAACAGCAGGGATAGCGGACAGTGCAGTTACAATAGCTAAGGCTTCTGGCTTTGGTAAGATTGGTCAAGTGGTTAGTACAGCTAAAACTGATACATTTTCAACAACTTCTACAAGCTCAACTGATATTACTGGTATGAGTGTGTCTATAACACCGACAAGCACTTCGAGCAAAATACTAATAAACGCAAGTTTATCTATTAGTACGTCTGGTAGTGTTTTTTACTTTTGTAATCTTCTAAGAGACTCAACTGAAATTTGTTTAGGCGATGCAGATGGAAGTAGAGATAGGGTAACAACACATGGTTACAATGTTTATGGGCCGCTTAATATGGGCACTTCAGTATCTTTTTTAGATTCACCTAGCACA